GTGCCAAGCGTCTGATCGGTCTGTTTCATCATGGCTAGGCGCGCGGCGTCATAGGCCGTGTACGAAAGCGCCGCGGTAAGCAGGTTAGCATGACCGCCGGCGCTACCAACCGCCGTCGCGTTGAACAACGCGCCAGAATCCGCAAGAACCGGCCCGGCGGCGGTGTTCGTGGTGAACACGGCGCTTACCAGGTCGCCTAGAGTGTTATACCAGGCATTGGCCAGCCGTTGAGGAATCGAACGAATGACGTTGAGCTTATCCGCGAGCAGGGTCTCCATCGTAATGCCGATGTAGTTGCCCTTTTTCACGAACGCGGCGGTCTCTTCCTCATCTGACCAATCCATCTCGGTATAGGCGTTGCCCTCGGTCACTACATCGAGGGTATCCATGCCATAGATGCGCGCCAACGTCGCCTGGTCAATGGTGTCCACCTCTTCGGTGCGCACAATCGGATCCCACCATCGTTCGCGGACGCTATAGTCGTTGGCCAGCATCACGTTCACGGCGTTCTTGATGATGGTCGTCATCGTAGCCGTCGAGACATTGGCTTCCAACGCGCGCTGCCCCGTGAGAGGATCGCCGAAAGCGTTATAGACCCACTCGCTCAGGCGGCGGGTTCCGTAGTTGGGGAAACCCTGCTTGATGGCGGTCTTGTATGCCTCGCTGAACCGCTCGATCACGAAATCGTCTTTGGCTTGCGCCAATGCGCGATAGTTGGTGTTGCCCAACATCAGGCGCAGGAACTCGGCTTCGATCTTGTCTTCCGGCGACATGCCCACGCTCACGCTCTCACGCGCCGCGCCCGCGCCGTTCGGCTTGCCGGACGGGTCTCCGTCGGCCTGTGCCTTTTTCGCGTCTTTCAACATTTCGTCCAACTCCTTCGCCTCGAACGCGCGCCCATCGAAAGCCTTGCGCACCATGCCCTCCAGCGCAGGCGTCAACTTAGCCGCGACGATGCGCTGATCGAGCACGCGCTGGCTTTGGAGCACCTTGATCTGCGCTTCGAGCGCCGCCGTATCGGGCGCGGCTTGCGCAGGTTCGGGCTTGGCTTCTACCACCGGCTCAACGGCGGCGGGTTGCTCTTGCGTCGCCTCGCCTGCCACTTGATCGGGTTCGGGCTTGGTATCCACTGCCTCACCCGCTTTGGGCTTGAGCGCATCGAGCGCCTGAACCACAGGCCCCAGAGCATCCTGGATCATGGCCTTGACTTGCTCTTCGTTCATATTCGATACCTCCAATTTCTTGCTATCGTTCGTCACTACAGATTCAATCGGTCGTACCAGCCGCCCGCCCGCTGCGGGATGGCCCACCAGATCAACGCTGTTGGCTGCCTCAAACATCTCGACCACCGGCAACGACATGCCGCCGTATTCGAGCTGGTAACTGGCATAGCGCGGCTTGTGGTCAATGGACAACCCTACGGAGCGCAGCACCTTTTGCTCATACGCTTCCATCAGCTTTTCGCGGATGGGCTTGTCAATGACGTGCCATTTGCCCAGCAGACTGCGCGAGGCTTCATCGAAGCGCACATCAGTAATCGTTCCTAGCCAGTCTTTGCCCGGCGCGCGCATGTTGCCGCGTTCGGCGAATTCGGCGTCAGTCAGATGGTTGTCATAGACCCGTGCGCCCTCCCAAATCGAGGGGCTGTTCCGCAACGCCTCGACGGTAAACGCGCGCCCGTTCTGGCTCAGGATATACTCTTGCCCGTTAGCCGTGATGAGATCATCCGGCGTGTTTGGGCCAATCAAGACTACATCCCAGACCTTGCCTTCCGGCGTGGACGGCGCGCTGATTTGCGCTTCCACCCACAAGGCTTCGCGTTTCATCTCACCCTCGGCGGCATACAGCGCGCGCATGTGGCGCTTAGCTTCCTCGACGGTGTTGTGGCAGGCCAAAACCTCGCCCACCGGCTTACCCTCGGCGTCAATCTTGTATACACATTGCTTGCCCTGCTCGTTCCGTACCATATCCCAGGGCATGGGTATCACCCCCCTTGCACAAACGCTTTGGCCGTCTCCGAAAGCAACTCAAATGGCAACGTCACGCTCTGGCAGCGGCAATTGATCGTCTCTTCCGCCGACCCCATCGGATCACCCGGAAACCGCAACGCAGCGTCGCCGACCTGAAATGCTTCCTCGAACGGTATCGGGTGATTCTCGTCATAGCGGATCGCCGCACGCAGATGCGTATCCCGTGTGCGCGTATCGCTTGCCGCCAACCACCATTTATACAGCCCGCCCACCGCCAAGCCTTTTTCGTGATCGGCTTGCGACCACGCGCCATACTCGAAAGTGCGATGTAGCTCTGTCCGCACAATCCGCTCGGCGCGATAGCCTAGCCCGTCCACAATGATCTTGCCTGGCGATAGACGTTGTATCCCAAACTGCTTCGTAATTTCGCGCATGATGTCGTGAGGCGTAACCGCCCCCAACACGGCGCGCTGTAATTGGTAATTCACTAGCTTGAGCACGTCGGCGCTCAAGCCTTGCGCCATTTCCGCCCCAATGGTCAGCAGCATCTCTTCCTGTTGCGGCAAGAGCACTACCTTATCAGAGCGCACGCCCGCGCTTGTTAGCGCGTCGAGTTGCATCATCGAACCCAGCCCGAACGCGCCTTGCAACCCCTGGCGGATTTGCCCCGCCGCTTGCGCCTCGAAACCCTCAATCGAGAACTCTAGCGCCTGGCGTATCTGCGTTAGCCGCGTCACCTGGAATGCGCTTGGCCCTCGTGCTAACTGGCCGATAACGCCGTCTCGCAAGTCGCGCGTGATCCTGAGCAAATCTAGCGCCTGCGCGTTCTCCCAACGGCCATACGCCTTGTGCGCTCGGCCCAGCGCGGCGATGTAATCCTGCGCCGCCTTACTCAGCGCCATGCGTCTCTTCCATCAGCCGTCGCAACGTTGGACGCCAACTTTCCGCCGGCGGTTCCTCCGGCAACGCGCCCACTACTGGCGCAATAGCCCTCGGTTGCAATTGCGGCGGGATCGGTTGCGCCGCCGACTTGGGTTCTTCGTCTAACTCCAGATCGGCTTCCTCAACCGACTCCAATTCCACGCCCAGGTCGGCCACCATTGTGCGATAGATCGTGGCCGCTTCTTCCGGCGTCAGCCATTTGTTCTCTTGCGCTACCAGTAGACTATTGGCGATCTGCGCCAACGAGGCGCTAATGGCCGCCGTGTCCTTGTTGGTCATAGCGGGCATATCGAGCGTAATGGTCGTGTCCGCATCCTCGCTTGGATGGTACTTGCCGCTCGCTATCGCCTGGTCGCGCACTACTTCGAGCAATTCCACCAACGCATCGCGCACCACGCGCTGGGCATGTTGCAGCGAGCGCCAGGTCGGGTCGCCTTGCGCCTGGGCTGTGGCGCGGTTGGTCTCGTCGCCTTTGCCGTACCAATGGACGGGAATGCCCATACCGCCCAGGATGAACGCCAGTTGCTCGTTGACGGTCTCGATAGACGCCGCTTGCTTCAAGTCCGGCGCAGTGCATTCCCACGTCTCGTTCTCGTTGTGGAGGTTCACCGAGCCGCGCCTGGGTGGGTTCAGTTTCAATTCCGCCTGACGCGCGCGCAAGACATCGGGCGTTGCGCCCGTCATCGTCACATCGAAATTGAAATAGCCCGCCATCTGCTCGCGCTCACCCAGCGAAAACAACGTCTCGTCAAGCTGGTCGAGCCAGTCGGCCAACGCTACCAGGTCGGACAGCCCCATTGCTTGGTTGCTCACCGCATTGACTCGCGTGTACAGGCAATCGCCCGCATACTCGTTTGCGCCGAACGCTTTCAGCATAGCGGGTTCCCAATCGTCGGGCTTGGCTTTGGCCGCCAAGACCTTGACGCCCTCGTTATCGCTTTGTACGATACGATAGACCTGCTTGCCATGCGACGCTTCCCATGCGTTCATCGTAGTGCGCTCTTTCAGCACCACGGCGCGAAAGTTCAGCGCGTTGTTGGGATCGGGGATCACCGTCTCGACTTGCGACGGGTCGAAATAGCCGATCTGAATCTTGCCGTCGGACTGGCGCACATACAGCGGCCAGACCTGAATGCCGAACAGGAACAGTTGATGAGCAAACTCGCCCACGTGCTCATCCATGCGATTCGTGGCCCAGAAATCGTCCAGAATCGTTTTCAATTCTTTATCTTTCGTCATCGGCGTCACGCCCTGGCCGATGATATAATCGCGTTTGATTTCGAGGTAGCGCCGCGCCACAGGGTTCATCTGCCACAGTTGCCAGGCTGCGTTCATTGCCTGGCCAAAGTTCACCGCCCCCTGTCGCATAACGCCCGCACGCGCCGCCTGATACCCACGCGACGCAAGCGTCCCTTCCGGCGGCTCATCCTCACTATCCTCTATGCCCGACTCATACGCACGCGCCAATGCCTTATCATGCGCCGTCTTGGGCACGCCGCCGAACGTCTCGATCAGCCGATCCTTTAGACTCACCCGAACCTCCGTTTGCGTTCCGGCTTGTATAGCGCCATATCCATTTCGAGATTGACCGCCACACGCACTAGTTTGTCCAGCGACCTAACCATATAACGCAACGCATCCATCGCATGATCGTTCTCTTTCACCGGCTTGTCGGTTGCGTTGCCCGCTCTGTCTTTGGCCCAGACATAGGACTCAAACTCGGCAATCGTATTGACACACGTCGGCTCCACCGTCAGCCGTGGCCGCCCCTCGCCTTGCCCC